GGTTGTAAGATTACAACTGATATACATGAACCGTGGCAAGCAGACAAGTTAGCTGATGTTGTAGATATTATACAAATACCAGCTTATTTATGTAGACAAACTGATTTATTAGTCGCAGCAGGCAATACATGGAAGACTGTTAATATTAAAAAAGGACAGTTTATAGATGGTAGTAATATGATACATGCTATTAACAAAGTTAAAAGTACAGATAATAATCAGGTTATGTTAACTGAAAGAGGTAGTATGTTTGGCATGGGTGATCTTGTTGTAGATCCTAGACAAATAGTTGATATGAAAGAATTAGGTGTACCAGTTATAATGGACTGTACTCACTCAACACAAAGACCTAATTCAGGTAATACGACAGCTGGTCAACCTAAATATACCTTACCTATAGCTAAAGTTGCTAAAGCATTAGATGTTGATGGTTACTTTTTTGAAGTACATCCAAATCCTAGTGCTGCTTGGAGTGATGGATCAAACATGGTACAGTTAGATAAGTTTGAAGATATATTAAAACAATTAGTATGAAAATATTTATAGGACACGATAGTAAATATCCACAAGCTACAGAAGTTTGTAAAAAATCTATAATAGATAATGGCTTTACAGGTGATATAGAAATACTAGATAAAGCAAAATTAAAAGCTAAAGGTATATATGGTAGAGAAGATATAAAAGGAGAGTCAACAGAGTTTTCTTTTACTAGATTTTATGTACCATTATTAATGGATTACAAAGGTGTAGCTTTGTTTTGTGATAATGATTTTTTATGGAAGTGTAATCCAGAAGAAACATTAGAATATTTAGAGGATAATGATGTAGCTGTAGTTAAACATCCAATGTATTCAGCTAAAGGTAAAAAAATGGACGGTGTTAAAAATAAAACATATCCAAGAAAAAACTGGAGTTCACTTATGTTATTTAATTGTGACAACTTAACCTTTGTATCAAAAGAATATTTAGATACCGCACCACCTTCATTACTTCATGAATTACGTTGGGCTTACGATATAGGTGAAATACCTATGGAGTATAATTGTTTAGTTGGTTATTATAACTGTGATAATGCAAAAGCTTTACATTATACTAATGGTGGACCATGGTTTGATAAATATAAAAACGCAGAAAAATCATTAGACTGGTGGAAAGTATACGAGAGTTTGTAAAAGGTAAATCAGTACTGTTTGTCGGTAATTCAGTTGAGGTTATGGAACATAATCTTGCTAAATTTATAGATGGCTTTGATATTGTAGTTAGGTTTGGTAGAGCTATATCTCTTAATAAAAAACAACAAAAACGTTTAGGTAGTAAATGTGATATATGGATAACAGGACAATTTAGAGCTCCTGAATATTATAAGAACAAAGAAGAATTTACAACAGGTAAATTTAAAAATACTAAGATATTAGTTAATAGATGTAGAGGTAATTTTGTATTGAAAGACTGGAAGTTGGAAGAACATTTACCAGATATGCCATATGAGTTTATGTATTCAGATCAAGAAATTATAGATCTTATGAAGAATAGGTTTAATAAAGATATGATCGATACTAGTGAGTATAGACCTAGTGCTGGTTTTATAAGCTTAATATGGTTTATAGAACAAGTAAAGACGTATGATAGTATACATCTTATAGGTTTTGACTTTTTTGCAAAACAAGCAAACATAACACCTATTGATAAAAAAGGTTTTAAAAGTAATTGTAAACCTCACAGTTGGCATTTACCAGTGTATGTATTAAACAGACCTGCTCATGATAGTGCTATGGAACAAAAGTATGTAAAAAAACTAGTTAAGAAAAAACTAGTTAATTGGTACGTGTTAAGTGATTTAAAAAAGAAGGAGATAAAATATACAGGTTGGATGAAAGGTGAAAAGATTATATCATCAGTACCAAGAAAAACTAAGGTATCAAAAATTTAGCAATAACTTCAGCTATAACTTCAATAACTAATAACATTATAATAGGTAGTATATATTCCCACCAATCGTATTTACCGTTATTATTTAAGTCAAAGAACTTCACTTAGACTTTTTTTCAAAAGCAGATATTCCAAAGCAACCTAATGTAACCCATACAAATGAGTTATATATTACTTCATTAATTGCTAATCCACCATCTACATATATAATACTTGTTACAAGATCTGCAATAGCAAATAAAGTCATTACTACAAATGATGCAAAACCTATAATATTCTTTTCGTTAATATTATTTTTATCTTCAAATAATTTCCACATAATTAATTTTTTCTAGGATTAACTGGAGTTGGAGGAGGTGTTATCACCGATCCTGACGGTTTGATCGCAGGTGGCGTACTAATTGGCGTATTGTTAGAACTGTTATTATTATAGTTGCTATTACCATTATATGAAGGTTTAGGTGGGTTGTACAAACGCGGGTGATAATAAGGTTGAGCCCATCTAGTGTAATAACCACTATAAGGTCTATACCAATCATATCCCACTACATTATATATTACATTTGGTTTAATATCTTTAATAGGTATTTTTAATGTATCACCTTCTTCTGTTAAAGCTAATACATGTGTAACTTTTGGTCCTTTACTTTGATAGTAATACGGTGAACAACTAGTAAGCATAGCTATTAGTATTATCAATAATAATATTGATACTGATATTACTCTACCTAAATCTCTTTCTTTATCTGTCATTAGCATTTCCATCTACGTCTAGCAGCTCTACCTCTTTCGCCTGTCCAACCTTTTGATCTTGCACAAAATGATTTTCTACGCTTAGCAGCTTTACTACCAGGTTTAACTTTACCGGTTACAGCGGTTTTTAATTTACTACCAGGATTTTTACGTCTATAAGCCGCAACACCCTTTTTAGTCATACCAGCACCTTCTTTAGTTGTTCTAAAGTTTCTGTTCTTACCTTTAGTAGTTTTACGAACGTCTGGTTTTCTTTTTCTTTTAGCAGGCATTAGTACTTCTTTTTCTTTTTAAGTGCTTTAAAATCAGCACCAGTAATTTTATTAAATGGAGGAGCCATTTTAGCTATCTTCATTTGTTTAGCCGATAATTTTTTATGCTTAGCCATTATTTTCTTTTTTTACGTTTAACTTTTCTTTTTTTCTTACGGTTAGGATTACCCTTACCGCCGTCTTTTTTACTTGCCCAAACTGCTTTACGTTGAGCTGCACTTGCGTATCCCATTATTTTTTCATTTTAAATTGCTTGTTATAAGGTACTAAATTATTTAAAGCTTGTCTTCTGCCTTCACAACCACAAGGTATATTTAATCCTTGTGATACTTTGTCAACAACAGTTTTAATACCAGTTGCTTTAGTAAATTTATGTACTGTATCTCCTAAACCTCTTGATTTCATTTTCTTTTTTTAATTTTTCTACAACTACCTGGGCTATAAGGTTTTTTACCTTTTACAGGTGCATAACCTGGCCAGCATCTACCTTTTTTCTTTTTATTTTTCACCGCACTTCTTTTTTGGATTACCTACTTGTACCCAGTTTTCTTTTTGAAACCAGTCACGTAACGTAGCGCCTTTTCTTCTAGCCCCTTTAACATTTGACTTACTAGATCTTTTATACTTACCACCTTTAGCAGCTGTACGTTTAGCTCTAACTACTTTAGCTCTTTCAGCTTTACTCATAGATCTAACCTTAGCTGCAGGTAAGCATACTTTTCTAGTTCCGCCTCCTTTTGTTTTTTTCTTAGGCATTACTTCTTTTTTATAGGTTTATGACCACAACCTTTTTTCTTAAAAGCTAAATGTAACTCATAGGTTTTAGCGTTTTTAACGCTGCCATCTTTGCAATACATTTTATGTGGCTTAAACTTTTTATCTTTATGTTTCATATTATTTTTTCTTTTTGCCGCCACCAAATTTAGCAGGTCCACCAGCTTTAGTACATCTTACGCCCCAACCAGAAGCATAAGCGCTAGGCCATACCTTAAATTTTCTTTTTGCAGCAGCTTTACAAGCCGAACTTATTTTTCCCATTATATTACCATGTATTTAGTTTTACCGCCTTCGCGATAAGCTTTTAAACATCTATTTCTATTTTCGTCTGGATGCACATAACTAACATGTACCCAGTCAGGATTAAGATCTGAACCAAATTCCCATATCATTTGATCAAAGTCTAAGTTTTCTTTAATAAACTTATACATATCAGCATTAGACATGTTGCCATATGAGTCATCAATATCCATTGCTTGACCGTGACAATGTTGTGATTTGGCCGATCCACCGATAGCTTTATTAAGTTCTGGTCCACGATAAAACGAATTTATCTTTATAGGACCACCCACGTGCATTCTAAGAGGTTCAAATACCTTTTCTGATATAAGCCTCATATTTGCAAGATGAACATCAGAGGGATCATTTTTTAATCCAAGCCTCAAAGCAGTTATGCTATACACACCTTCTTTGTAACTCACGTGTTTACTTAATTTTTCCATTATTTTTTAATTACTTCTTTGATCTCTTTAGCTTTAGCTTTAATTTCTTCAGCTTTAGCTATTATAATATCATCAACAGTAGTTTTACTCCATAGGTATGTCCATACATCTATGAAGTACTGTTTAGTTAATTTCCACATAATTTATTTTTTACATATACATATTGGGCAAAATGGGCACATAATATATTAATTTAAAATTTAGAAGCCTGATTGACTTCATTTATACTTTCTTGAATTTCTTTTAAATCTGCAGGTAATTCAAGGTCTAATCCTGCTTTAAATGTTGTTTCTTTTATACCACCTTTAAATATAATAATTGTAGGTGCCATACGAACTCTATATTTCTTTTTAGCTTCAGGAGCTTTAGCTATATCAACTCTATAGTATACAGCATCTTTTAATTGTTCCCACTCAGCAAAGCAATTAGCTTCATTAAACTTAGCCCAAAACTCTACCACTACAGGTAGTGATTCATCATCACCAAAGGCTTTATGTTCTTTTATTTTATCTTCAAAGTTACTATCATCTATCCAATATTCTTCTGGTACGTCTGATTGACTAAAAGATATAAAGGGGAATAGAATTAGAATTAAGTATTTCATTATTTATTTCTTTGTATTTCATATAATCTTTCATCGATTTTATCTAGTTGTTCTCTCATAGCTTCAACATCTTCTTGCGTGTCCATTATTGTCTGACGTATCAACTCGTCTTTTAGATCATATTCTATTCTATCAATAACAGGCTCAGGTAACTCTTTTGCTAAAGCTATATCTGCTTGTAAAGCAAACCACATAGCTGCAAGACTAAAAACGCCTGCTCCTATCAGTCCTAATGTTTTTAAATCTAGTGTTACTTTGGTTTCTTCGCCTATTTGTTTTGCCATGATTATCTGAATGTGTAGTTAATTCCAAAATTTGAGTTAAACATTTCTGAGTCCCAGAACTTAGTATATTCACCTTCAACAAACAAACCGATTGATTTGCTAACTTTAACTCCAAATACTAAACCAGCTTGATAATCACTCCATTGCTCACCATCAAGCAAATCGTTGTGTCCACCTTTACCCCAGCTATTTCTGTGTAGGTAACTAAAATCTTCATTACCTTGTACGTATTTATGGTATGGTAATATCCAGCTACCATACGCATGAAGCCAGAAGTTATTTTTATAATGATAGAAGTCAAAACCGACAATAGGTGCGATCTCAGCGAAAGCATCTAGTTCAGCCCATGCTTCTTGATTAAATCTATTTAACAGTCTAGGCATTATAAGATCTCTAAACTGTTGATCTGTCCAAGCTACAATATCACCTTGAGGATTAGTCCAATACCAATCATAAAATGAATCACCATTTTCATCATTAGACGCATAATACCAGTCATCGTAACCATATTCAAAACCTAATGTATACCATGGGTTTGCTGCATTACCATCTTCGTCCATTTCATTTAACCATATTTCTACAGGGTTGTAACCATAAGGACGTTGATGAGTTCTATATATTGCACCTGCAGATAAACTAAATTTCTTACCAATAGGTAATCTAGCTCTTAATTCACCAGACATGTATTCAAAATCTATTTTACCAGTTTCTCTAGCTTCAAACTTAGCTATATGATAATCACCAGTATGTCTAATAAATAATCTTTTATTATCAAACTCATTACCATTATGTCTTTCTTTTTCCCAGTGTAACAAATATTCTAAACCTTGTACAGCTGATGTAGGTGCTGATAAACCAACTTGCTTTTCAACTTTATTGTTACCTGTCCAAAAGTTACCTGGTTTTACCTCGTAATCAAATCTAGCTAATTTACGTATACCAAAACCATATCTATAATTAAAAGGGTGGTATTGAGCTCTGTCTTCTACTTGAGGTATGCCATAAAAGTCTTCAGGATCTGTACGTATAAAATAGTTTGGTTGTACTGCTTGTGCATTTTCTATATTACCAGCAGCATAGAACGTACCGTACTTTAAAAAGTCTTTATATAATTCCTTAAAAAATTGTGCTTCAGCATTGCTAGATATTAGCAATGTAATGATTAATAGTAGTTTTTTCATAGTTAAGTCTTATCTTTTAAATATCACTTGTTTTTACTTTCTTTTAAATTCTATTGGTTTATAATTATCGTTACCTATTGGTGCGTTAATAATAGTTCTTGGTTTTTTAAATCTTTCGTTTTCAACACCAAGCTGCCAGTCTCTCCAACCTAATGCTATAAATATTCTTTGCCAGCTTTCTAACTCACTGTTCATAATTTGTTTTACACTGTTTACTTTATGATAAGCTCTATCTAATGGAGCATTTGTACCAACTGAAATTAAATTAGCCATAGCTTCATAAGCTGGATTAGTTATATCTAAAAGTCCCTTTTCAACCATTTCATCATAATTAAACTTGTAATTTTGAAAAGCTGCATAAAACCTTCTAGCTTTACTACCCATTGGTGGAGATAAATTTATAGCTTCTATAAGCACCTGAGCGTAATCAGCTCTGTTAGCAGGTTTATTTCTTTGTTCATTAAACTTAATAACCATATTTTTTAACGTAGCAAGGATAGCAGCTTTATAACCCATACCTCTTAGTATTGAATCAGCCATACCATTACCTATTCTAAAATATTTATCTTGTTCATCTTCAGGCGTTTCATCATCAAATATCATAGCAAACAATGCTTGTTGCAACGAGTTAAACAATAAGTTTTGAACACCAAAGTAATAAACAGCTTGTGATAAATTACTTAAATCACTACCTCTACGGTTTATTAAATTTTTAACAGACTTAATACCTCGTCTATTATACTGCATTGTAACGTTTTGGAAAGCAAGTATTAACCTACCTATTGGGCTAGCTTGTTGTTGAGATATAAGATCTGGTCTACTTGATTGCTGTGTTTTTTCTGCTATTTCTTGAAAATCAACAAATGCTTTAGCTTCAGCTTCTTGTTGATTTAAACCTTGTTGTTTATAACTGTTTATTCTATTTCTAAAGAAACTAGCACCACCTAAAGCAATAGCAAAACTATCCATCATTTGTGTTGGTAAAAATCCTTTTTGTAACATCCAATGTATTGCTGCTTTTGTTTTATTCTTAGACTTCTTAACGTGATCTGCTATTTCTTGCCAGTTTACATCTTGTCTTAAACCAGATCTTCTTTGTTTTAAAAAGTCAGAATTAAATAATGTAGAAAAATCTTCCCAAAACTGTGGTTGATTAGCAAATGCTTGTCCTGCTTTTAACATGTTGTTATCAGTCCAGTTAACAAAGTTTACAAAAGATATACTCTGTAGTACTGCTGATCTAGTGTTAAAGAACATAACTACACCAACACTACCATTAACCCAGTCCATAAATTCATTTACAAATTTATTTTGACCAAAGTTTCTGTTAGTACCGTTTTCCATACGATATAATATATCTTCTAAAGCTTCTCTAAAATCAGTACCATACTCGGCTTCTATTTTATTCAAATTATCTTTTGAAAATATAATATTTTTATTTGTAATCCACTCAGCTAAATACTCAGATCTTTTAACTGTATGGTTTATCTCTTGCATATCTAAACCTATAGTACCAGCTAGCCAACTTTCTGTTGGTGCCCAGTTATTTTCAGCTTTTGTTATTTTCATTAACGTATCAGCAAAGGTTGTCATATCAGCATCTTTTTTAACAATATCTGTTAAAGCTTTTGTATCTCTTTTTGATAAACCAGGAACATCAACACCTATTTTATTCCATATATAAACTCTTACAGCTTGATCAAAAGTAAAATCATTATAACCAGAATCTTTTCTTAATTTTTTATGTACTTCTGGCATAGCTTTTTTCAATGCTTTATAGTCATTTTGCATAACTTGTTTCTGTCTATTCATAGCATCATGACCTCTAGCAAATGGCTTAAATAAAAAGTCTTCAAAAAACTTCATATGTTCTTCACCCTGCTTACCTTTACCCATAAATGAATACATAAGACCTTCAAAGTCTTCAGCTGAATATGGCATGAAAAAGCTTTCTTTCTTTGTTCTACCTCTCATTTTAGCAGCAGCATCAGAGTATGTAGCATCTTTGCTTATACCTTTAACTTCTTCTAATATTTCGTTAAATCTAACACCAGGATCAAATGCTTTGCTGTATTTAGCAACTTGTACGTCGTTTCTAACTTTAAGTTTTTCTAATATATCTTTTACAGCTTTTACATTTTTAATAGCATCATCAGCAAAATAGAAGTTATTATAACCTTCTGCAACTTTACCAGCTATCCATTTAGCTTTTGCTTCTGGTCTACCATCTTCTAAACCTGTTATGTTTTTATATGGTATATATAATCCTAATTTCTGTGCAAACTTTTGTATAGCTCTTGCAGAAGCTTGTGGTCTTGCAGTTAAAACGTAAATATCTTTGTTACCAAACTTCTGTTGTCTTTTTAATGCTAAATCAAACATAGGACCTTTTCTACCCTTTTTAACATCATTAAATTCACTAAAATCAAACTTAGCACCTAATCTTTCTAGTTCAGCGGCATCTGTTGCAAACTGAGCTGGTGTTATTGTTTTAGTAGTACCATCTGGCATATTTACTATAACATTACTTTCACTAAACGCTAAAGTGTCATCAAAGTCTAGTACAGTAATACCTCTGTCTTCAGCAAAAGGTTTATTTAGTTTTTCAAAAGCTTGATCAAATATTCTAGCATCTTTTAATTTTTTATCAAATGTTTTAACAGACATTTGTTTAGCTCTATATTCTCTAAAAGGTACTCCATCAAAAGTAAATATATTATTTATCGCTGCTCTACCCATTTTGTTTATACGATCTATATTTAACTCTGGGTTAGCTCTACCTAAGTCTTTATCTAATTGTTTTGTATAATCAGCAAAGGTTGTTAGTTGAGTAAAACCTATCATAGCATCTTGCATTTCAGCCATAACATCAATATCACCAGGTTGTATTACTGTTTTAGCAATGTGACCCATCATAACAACATTAGCTAGTAAATGTTCACCATAAGATCTTGGCATACCTAATCCTTGTAATTCTTTAGCTGATCGTTTTTTACCATCTAAATGTAATAGGTTCCAGGTACTTATACCTCTAAAACCATCTTTTATATTAGTTTGTGCTTGTAAAACACCAAGTAAATAATTAGTATCTATTTTTCCATTTTGATATAAATCTCTTAATGTTTCTATAACATGACCTAAAACTATAGTGTTAGCTTTGTTTGCTTTATTAATTTCTTCAGAATAAGTTTTAGCTTTTGCTTTTTGATTATCTACGCCTTCTACAGAATATATATCTTCGTTGATCTCTTTCATTCTACCACTTTGAGAATTATATAAAACAACATCTTTAATAGCATCTTCTATTTTTGCTACATAAGCTTTTTTATCATTTTCTTTTACAAAGCTAGGAATATATACATTACCTTTGTTTTCTGCTACAGCATTTTGTACATTACTAAAATTATTGAAATAAGAACCTGTTACTATTTTACCATTTTTATCTGTAACTAAAACTCTTTTAGGTCTAGGTTGTTTGTTCTTTTTAGCCTCTTTCTCTGCTTTTAATGTAGCTTTTTTATCTACTTTAGTAGCAGCAGGATCTAAAACTCTTGCATCATAACCTAATATTTCAATACCAATTACATCTAAAACAGGTGCTAAAGCAGGTGCAACAACGTCAAGGTTTAGTTTTGCCACATGCTCTCTTTCTGTTGTTGTTATTCCTTTTACTTTCTTTGAACCTATATTTGTAATGTTTTGAAACTCTGTTATAAGACCTTTATCTACACCAAGTCTTCTTAGCATGTTAATAAAACCAAGATTTTGATAAACACCTATATCCATTATTTCTTTAGCAAACATTGGAGCCCAAGCTGGATATAATTTATTTAAGTCTTGATTTTTAAAATTACCATCTTCATCAATAACTTTATCAACAATACCATTATAATCTTTATCTATTAAATCCATTAAGTCAAGTATTGTATCTGTAAACGTTTGACCCATGATACCTTGAGGTAATTTAGCAACAGCTTCATCACTAAATGCTTTATTTTGTTTTTCAAACTCACCCATGTCTAACTGCATACCTAACTCAGCAACATAGTTTTCTTTTAGTAAAACATCTTTTAGCTCCATGTTAATTTTAAAAGCATCTAACAGTTTACCTTTGTCTAACTGAGCTTGACCTCTAAACATATCAAAACCAACTTTAAAAGCTATTTGCTTTGCTATTGACTCTTTTTTCATGCCTAAAGCTTTACCATTTTTAATGAATATGTTAATCCAGTCTTGATCACTTATTTCAAAGTTAGGATCTTTTTTCATTATTTGGTGTTGTGCTGTTCTACCGTGAACTGCAGCTATTTCTTTATCTATTTTAGTACCTTTTTTACCCCATACACTATGTGGAACATAATTAGGTATAAAACCTACAACCTTACCATCTTCAATAACTTTTCTACCTCCAACAGATTTTAAAACTGCTTCAGGTAAAAATTTAGATAAATATGTTTTTGTAGAGTTATCTAGTATAGTTTGCTTATGTTTTTTAAGAAAAGTTTCGTAAGATTTATCTGACATTTTACCCATAGCTTTTCTAACTATAATATCAGCTTGTTTTTGTAAAGATTTTTTAAGTTCACCAACAAATGGGTTTACTTTTTTATTCTTGCTATAGTCTTGATATATTTGATTTTTAGCAACTGTTATTTCTCTTGCTGTTACGTTTTGAATTTCTTGTAGTACAGCATCGTCAAATAAATCACTTGTTAACTTTACATTACCTTTATCATCTAATGTAACTTCTACATAAGTAGCAACGTCTTCCATTATTTCTGACAAATCAAATGTATTTACATCTGTTGCTACCATGTTACCAAAAACAGGATCAGTTATATCAGCTTCAAACTTAGGTTTAATTGCTACATTTTTCTTTCTAACAACATTTAAACCTTTAAAACGTTTAGATCCCATAAGCCAACCAAAGAAACTATCATTAGTATTTGAGTCAAAGTTTAAAGCATGTGGTAATAACTCTTCATACATACTTTGTTTAAAATCTTCTGTAGCTTTACTATCAATACCTGGTAGATCTTGTACTTTTCTAAACTCAGTATCTATAGCATTATCTAGCAAACCTAACTCAAAAGCCTCATCAAATGCTTTTTTATTTCTATCCTTGTCTATACCTTGAGTACCCTCTGTTGTGTTAAATATATTATCTACAGGTACTTTATTAACCTCAAAAGCTTTTTGTTGTTTTGTTATTTCATCTTCTTCTTCAGGAGCTAATTGAACTTGAGCTACTGATTTAGCAGATCTTTCAAACTGTCTTATAAACCTAAATACATTATCAGGTGAGTTAAGTTCATACATAAAAAACGCATCACCCATTATGTTAGACACTAGGTCTCTAACATAATTACCTATGCTTGGATTTTCTATTAAATCAGATGGTTTTAAAACACCTAATAAAGCAGCATTGTTCATTTGAGCTAGTATCTCTTCATAATCTGTTCTAGCATATTTTCTTTTACCCTCATAAAGCTTAAATCTATTTATTAAAGCTTCATATTCTTTTTTACTTACTTTAGGTAAAAGACCAGCTTTAAATTTCTTTTCAAAAGCTTTTCTAGCATCTTTTACAGCTTTAACACCAGCTTTATTTAATCTACCTTTTTTATCTACTATATTAGCACCTATGTTTCTTAAATGAAATAGTTCTTCTAGCGGAGCAGCTGCAGCATATCTTGATTCTTCAATAGAAGCTAAACCTAATTTATTTGCTTTAAATAAACTTTCTACAACAGCTTGCTCATTAATAACTATAGTATTATTTCCTAGTATAGTTCCTCTTGCTTGTAATATAGTTAATACGTCTTTACCATTTATTTTCTTTTGTAATTTTGACTGTACTTCAGCTATTTCAGCTTCTGTTAATCCTTGATCCTGCAACTCTTTAACCATATTTTTAGGATCTTTTACAACAATATATCTACCATTTTTAGGTAACATAGCTTGAGCAGCATCTGCAAAAGCGTGATACAAACCATAATCATACATTAAGTCTACATCTATATCTTTATCATCTTGTATACCTAATTTTTCTTTATATTCGTTTAATTCTTTTTGGTTTCTTACTTTTATAGCACCTAAAGCATTATCTTCTTCCATAGCTGCTTTAGCTTTTCTATATCTATCTTGAAGTTCTTTTTTAGTTTTTTGATCCGACTCATTTATACCCATGCCTCTACCTAAGCTTTCACCACTTCTTAAAGCTTCTCTAGCTTCAGTAGCAGCATCAGCAGCAGCAAGTATATTACCAGGTTTATCTTTTAATCTATTAAGTTTTGTTACACTATAAAAATCAGCAAGTGCTAATTCTTTAAATAACTGTCTTCTTCTTTTTAATGCTTCTTTTCTTTTGTTACCAGTTAACTTTTTAAGATCCATGTTTATTTGATCTAACTCTTGAGCATTTCTACTGTTTCTTAAAGCCTCTTCTCTTAATCTAAATTCATTTTTAACAGAGTTAACTATATTTACACCAGCTGTTGGAGTACCAATACCTAATATTGTAACAGCGTTGTTAGCAAAGAAGTCTGCATCAATACCTTCTAACATACTTTGTTTTTCACCTAAAACAGTTATATCAAAAAAGTTATGTGATAATTGAGTACCTAGCTCTTCAAACTGTTCTATAGTCATACCTTTACCAAGTATAGGTAAAACACCTTTAGCAGTATTAAACGTCATTGTTCTAGCAAAGTTAGGTAAACTTCTATATATATTACCTCTAAACTCATTATAACCAACTCTCATTGCAGCTTCACTAGCATCTTGCACCCATTTCATAGATCCAAACCTTTCAAACAAAGCAGCTGTAGTACCGTAAGCATATGATGTAAATGCTTTTTGAGCAAAGTTATAATCAGCCACATGCTCTAGGTTACGTATCTCTTCTTCCATTAACCTATGCTCTATAGTACCTGGTTTTAATTTATCTAATTTATTGTATATATTATTTTCTTTTGTAAGATCTAGTTCTGATATTGCATACTTTTGATGCTGTTGTAAATCACCTATTTTACTACCAGACTCTGTTAAGAAAAACATTGTACCAGCTGTATTTGCTGTATATATTCTAGCATTTTTAGCTTTTCGTAATACTTGAGCTCTTGTGCCGTATTTTTTAATAGCAGCTTCTGTACCTTTTTTAGCTGCAAGTTTTGAAAAGCCAGATTTTATAGCACCAGCATATAAACCACCACCACCTGGAATAAATCCTGTAAGTATTGAAGGTGAGTTATTAGCAATAGCCTCACCAAACCAATCACCAAAACTAACATTATTATCACCAATATCAGCAAGTTTTAAATCTTGTGGTAATACAGCTTTTCTTTTAGCATCCATTTTTTTATTGTAGTCTATAGCAGACTCCCATATTATAGATGCTTGCGCGTCTAACATTTTTCTACCAGTTTCACCTAAAAATAAAGCAGCAATACCTTGACCACTTAATCTCATACCTGTTTCTTGTAACAAAGCACCAAAGTTGTGATATATATCACCAACAATAAAATCTTCTAAAGCTATAGAAGCTCTAGTTGTAAATGAATAATCTTTAGCAGCGGCTTGTTCAAATAAACTTGCGTTTTGTATATCTTTAACATTTTGTCTCCATTGGTTTAACATCATTGTATGGTTGTTAACATTGGAAATTATGTCTTCATACATTTTTACAAGACCTTTTTCATCTACTAACTGCATAATATCTTCTTGCTCTTTTGCAAGTTCAATTATCTTATCAAGATCATCTATGTCTTTTATATTACCTTGATCATCTAAATAAGATGCTATTTTTTGATTTATTGAAGCAAGTTTATCTTGATATGGTTTTATTGCTAGTTCATACTCATCTTTTTGCTCATATATCTTAGCACCTTCTGTTTCTAAAAAATTAAAAACACTGTCTTCGCTTCTATCTTCTAAATAATTTAAAGCTGCATCTTTGTTTTTAAAGTTAGTTTTATCCCATATTCTTTTTTGTATTTCAGCTTGTACATCTTCGTCGTCAACACCACGCATCATTTTTTCCATAAGATTATACTTATACGCGTGTTGATTTTCGTATGATATGTTTTTAAAATCTTGATTGTTGGGGAGTGATCCGTCTTCTTGATACTTTTTGTATTCTGTGTATTTCTCTGGATCGTTTTTGAAGTGGACGTTTTTTAAATAATCGTCATATTGTTTATCTGATGTAAACTTTGTGTCTTTATTATTTTTTAGTCTTATAAACTCAGGATCTTCTTGTATTTCTTTACTAGTAAGACCTTCTCTAACTTTACTATTATAATATTCTCTTATTTTTTTAACTCGATTTAAATGCTCTGGTCTATCTTTTTTATTTATATCTAACTTAGCATCTCTGGATAAATAACCTGTTTCTTCAATAAAACCAAAGTATCTGTTAATATCCATGTCATTAACAGCATCGTAGTCATCTTCTGTTAAGTTGTTTACTCTGTCAAATATATTATCCATGTGATAATTTGCAGACTCAACATCTTTTGGTTGAACTAATTCTCTGTTTTTAACAAACTCTTTTACATCAGCTATGTATAATTCTTGATCATAAAAGTCTGCATTATTACCTCTATACTTTTCACCTCTTTGTCTGGTAAATTTATTTCTTTCCTGGTATGATAATGATGATAATAAGCTTTTAGCTTGATCATAATCTAACTCATCAATTGTTGGTTGTTGTACACCAGTTAGTATTTGACCTCTACTTGGCATTGCCGGAGGTGACTCCGATAAACCAGGATCCGATGCTGATTCCGTATCTATTGGTGCTTGGCTCTGAGGTGCCTCGTTCGCACCTACATTCGCGACACCTGTCTGAAAATTTTGATTTGAGCTCTCATCTGTTTCAGCGGCATTTGCTAAATCCCACTCTTGAAGTTTTTCTTCAATCTCTTCTGGAGTCAAACCAGAATCTATCAAACTGTTGATATATTCCAGTCTTGTCATAATTTGTTATTTTTGTTTGTTTAGTTCTTCTTCTAATTTTTCGTATACGAGTTTATGTCTTTTTCTAAGATTTGTGTAATATGCAATTGGTATAGCTCCTTCACCACTACCAAGTTTCATATCACCTTTAAGTACATGTCTAAATAACTCTTTTGCTAAAAGTGGTTTAGCATTTATCCTAGTTTGCCATTTATCAAAGTTATTGTTAAATATTTCTTTAGTAACGTTAAGATTACCTACAAATCCTATTTCAGCTTTTACAAGACCTGTAGTAGCATAATCATCTTTTCTAGCTTTTGAATCTGTACCTAAATCATTATATAGTTTTGCAAAGTCTTTAGGATCATTTAATGAATATGATTTTAATTCTTTTTTCTTTGCTGTTTTACCAGCAACAAATTGTCCTTCACCTATTTGCGTAAGTACTGCATCTCCGGCTGAATCTAATATAGCTACTTCACCATCAAACTCGTTTATTTTTAGCTCAAATGATTTAGTATCAAACTCAACACCACCTGTTGGTATTTCTTTAGTACTATTACCCACCTTTATTTGCATGTTTTCTAAACCTTGTAAAGGTACTACTGTGCTTAAATTTGTTACAGGTCCTTGACCTTGATTAAATATTGTAGCGTTAAGACCTTCTATAAAAGTACTTTGTATAGTTTCACTTATTTTTGCAGGATAAAAATCTGGTTTTGTAGTTGAACCACTACCACCACCACTAGTTATTGTTTTTACTTTTTCTCTTAATGCCATTGCGTCAGGAGCTTGATCTATCATCATGTTGGCATAATAATCTAAAACTTTATCTTTATGTAATTTTTCATCATACTTAACACCTACACTACCATTTATATTACCTTTGTCATCTTTCATGAAGTTTGTAAAAACATATTCATATGATAACTTATCTGCTCCAGTACCTAACATATTAGCAGCTTTTTTTCTAGCTGAATCTATAATACGTTCTAATTGTTGTTCTTCTGTAGGTAAATCTGTACTACCTTCTTCACCAGTACCAGCTGATTGAAAACTTTTTAACTCACTACCAATTAACTTAGCGTTAGATGCTATAGTTTCCATTACATTATCTTTTGACTCTTGTGTAGATGTAAATGATCCTGTAGCAGATTGAAGGTTTGCCATTGTAATCATTTTATCTTCACCATCACTACCGACAAAACTTATTACAGGTACTGTACTATTACCTGTCTTTGCAAACTCTTTTTTAGTATCTCTATATGCTTTGTTTTTCTTAAATTTAAAAAAACCTCTTTCATCTTTCGCAGCTTGCATTGCGGTGTAAGCTTTGTCTGTTTCTTCTTTATTTGGAAAACTCCATTTGTATTTACCATCACCAGAAGATATACTAACTAAAAACTCAGCAACCTCGGGGTTTGCGTTTGCTTGTAACCAGTTAATATTTTCATCTGTTAAAGGCTCGCCCTGCGCCCACTCATTTATTATGTTTTGAACTTGAGTGCTCATTGCACCCATATTTTGTATTCTTGATAAAGCTATTTCTTGTGATTGTTTATCTAAGTCACCAAACTCTGCTGGTGTAGCACCATCTTCACCAAACGTTAAAGCTTCATCGTAACCCTTTTTTTGATTACCATTAACATCTTTAACTACATTTTCTAGCATATGTGGCTGAACTGCTTCTTTCTCTTTTCTTTGCATGCTACCAAGGTAACTAGCCATAGATTTACCAGCTTCAGCTATGTTATCTTGAAGCTGTTCGTTCATTGCAGCATAATCACCATATTGCTGAGTCACTCCCTTTCTATAAGGGCCCATAGGTGCTGCTTTAGGTGCTTTTATGTTAGGTTTCCATTGTTCTATTGCCATAATATTTTATTTATTCACCAAATGCGTTAGCAGCACCAACACCAGCACTAACAGCGTTTGGTATTGCGTTAGCCCATATGCTAGTTGACTGCATACTTAATCTGTTTTGATTAGTTCTTTCAGCGGCTGCTTGACCAGCGTATCTGTCCATAGCCGCATAGTCTCTGTTTTCTTGTACTTCAAACTCATATGCTCTACCTTCAGCTGTCATAGCTTGCATACGTCTAGCTTCACCAACTCTAGCTTCCATAGCAGCTTGTTCACCTTTTGCTCTTGCTAATTCATTAGCCGCTTCTTGTTTTGCAATATCAGCTGATATACCTCTTTTACTTTGCAATGCTGCTTGTGCTAAAGCTGTAGCACCACCACCGCCAAAACCAAGTGATCTAGCTAAATCAGCTTGATTAGCTAAAGCAATATCAGCTTGCTCAGCTTGAAACTGTGCTGCTTCCGTTGATACTTGTAAGTTAGCCATAGGATTATTTATCATACCTGATAAATCAGTCATTTGGTCAAAAGGGTTTATTACACCTCTTGCTTCCATTGCCGCTTCTCTATCAGCTAATTTTTGCTCAGCTGATTTGGCTCTGTCTCTAGCTTGTTTAGATTTTTTATTAGCAGCACTAGCTGATATAGCGCTACCTGCTAAAGATGCTGTTGCAATAATCGCTGCTCCTACTATAAATGCCATAAGTTTAAATTTTAATTATTCGTTTTTCTAATTCTTTAATATCTTTTGTATTTGTTGGGTTTTTATGCACGTTTACAAATATTGAATCTTCAACAGCATATATTACTCTTTTTGATCCTGGATTTGATATTGTATAACAAGGTGCAACATGTTCTATTTTTTCACCGTTATTATTTATTAACACACGACCAGTCATTAAAAACCATACATGTAAATGCTTGTGTGTTGCTCCAACAACTATTTGACCTGCTTTCATATTCATTTGCCTTATATAAATACCATCAGCAAATTTATGAGTTATAGGTATTTCATCTACGACAGGTATGTTTTTACCATCACCGTAAAAACCTTTTTTATCGTTATTTTGTATAATCAACTGTTGTAATTGATCTACACTTGGTACTTCTTTTAATTTCATATAATTTATTTTGAAGATAATAAAACTTCAGATCCTACAGAAAATAACTCTTGTTTAGCGCTACTAGCAGAGGCTGTAGGTCCCCAATATTGCATTGTAACATCAACATAATAACCTTTAACACCTGTTGAATTAAAATGTTTGTTATCGTTAAAAAAGTCTGTAGCTTTATTTCTTATTTCACTAAAGTACTTATCTTCTTTCTTTATAAAACCTATAGCAGTAGTACCATCTAAAGTACCTTCTTTAGGTATTTTATAAGCTTCTAATACAAGATCAGTTGGTGCTGTTGATCCACTTGCTTTCATATAATCCATTTCCCAACCTGTTGTTCCTTCGTAGTTTATAGTTGCAAATGTTTTTGTAGTACCTGGTTGCTGATTAAAAACAAATTTAATATAAGATGGATCTGCAAACGTAGCTCCATAAAAAGTACCTTTAGCTACACTAGTATCATAATGTTTATATAAATCAACATTATTGTATGTGTAAAATTCATTTTTTAAACTAAGACCAAATGTTGGTTTGTAAGTAAAAAACGAAGTCCAACCTTGAACTCTATCATCATAGCATAATGTTCTATAACCAGTAGCAGGATCTTGAATACCTGGAACACCACTGTTATCAATTGCTATTTTACCACCATCTATGCTACTACCTTGTAAAGATATAACATATTTACCTTTTTGCTCATCATAAGCCCCATATATCTTATCACACAAAACTAAGTGATCTTTAAAAAAGTCTTTCATACCAGCCGCAGATATAGGTGTTAAACCTTGTCCACCACCTTTACCAGCAGATAATCTCATAACAACACCTCTGTTTTTATCAGCAAAATATTTTCTATTACCAAACACTGCAAAACTTTCAGGGTTTTTGCTTATACCGTATTTACCAGTATATGGTGTTATTTGACTTATAACTCTTTTACCAGCTGTACTTAAACCAACGCCTTCAGCTGTAAATATTATATCTTTATCTATTAAAGCTCTACTAACTTTATTTTCTTGAAATATATTTAGATTTGTTTCTTCAGCGTATAATTTTTGTATACTACCATGTGATATATCAACAGCTCTACTAATTTCTTCACCAACAGGAAACTGGTTTAACTCATTAAAATCTGTTCTTGCATTAAATATACCACTGTATATCATAGCGTTTGGTCTTTTGTGCGATCTATATTTTTCATTAGTAATATATGCTTTAGCACCATAATCCATTTGCTTTCCGTTAAACTCACCTTTAATTCTATTTTCTTCAATATGATATACTCCAGGTTTGTGAGTACCTGGACTACCACCATTAGTGTAGTTTAATTGACCACCTGCTATTACTATCGAGTTAAAATATGATATTTCTATTGATACTGCCATTTATCTATTTTTTATTATTAACATGGACATAATTGAGATGCTGATCCAACAACACCGTTATTAACTTCATATTCAGCTCCATCACCATCAAAAGCAAACCTACCTGATGTACCAGCAAATAATCTATTTTGTTGTAATGAATCTGTGTATATTATATTGTTAGTATATATATTAGAACTAGTAGGTGCATTAGAACCAGATCCTTGAACAGCATAGTAAGTTACAGCATTAGCACCACCACATTTAATAGTACAAGCAGAACCTGCACTACCACCTGTAATAGCCCAACCTTGTATTGATGTTGATCTCATTATAGTTATATTAAACGTGCTACTAGCTGTTAAACCACCGTTATCACTTATATTAAGCGTAACTGACTTAGTAATTGTATTACCTGGGAATAATGAATTTTCATTATAATTAGCATTTGTTTTTAACCTTATATTTCCAGCTGGACTTTGATCTAATTCTAAACCAACTATATTTTGACCACCTATTGGTTCTGTTACGTTACCTGGTATTATAAAGTTTTTATTAGAGGATGTTTTTGCAGAACCATTTGTAGCTGCAACACTTCCTATAATAGTACCTGAAGAAGCACCTTCTACAACAGGTCCACTACCACTTGCTATGCTAGGATTTGAGTTTGTAACATTAACAGAAACATTACCAGTAGTAGATAAACCACCAGTTTGAGTTACTTTTAATGTTAATGTAAATGTATCTCTACCTGAATCATTTCTAAAAACAAAAGTATCAGCTGTTCTTAATTGCCAGTTTGAACCAGACAGTATTGCGTTAAAAGCTGTAGTGTAACTATTATTATTACCATCAACAGCATTTAAAACTTGAACATTAGTTATAGCTGCGGTTGTGATAACAGCCGTTACATTTCCTATAAACGTATTTATAGCTGAATTTTCTGTAAAACTACTATTACTTATTGATATGTTACTAGGACCAGCAGATGGAGATACTTCTATTATATCGTTTAAGTCTTTTATTAAACCACCTGTTGCTGTTTCATAAAATATATCTATTTTTGACTCAACAGGTTTTGTTTCAAAAACCATTAAACCACTTGAACTGTATTGTGGACTTTCAGCTACACCTATGTTTGGATCACCAGGTAAACCAAAAGGTAAATCTTGAGCTTCATTATTTACGTCAGGAACATTAACATCAATGTTATCAATACCAACAGGTTCTACTTTTAAATTAGGTAATTCTGCAACTAACGGATTAGACTCGTTGTTGTAAACAAATTTATATATTCTTCTTTTTGCTTTTAGTTCTGTACTACCACCTAAATCACCTTCAGATCCTTGAAATAAACCTTGCTCTACAGCTGTACCTATACTTAATACTTTTATATATTCTTGACCAGCCGCCTGATGAACTGACGTTGAAGTTCCAGCTGCATCAATTGGTATTACTTTAGGCCATAATTCTATTTCAGAACCAGCTAAACCTTCTCTATCAAAGTCATATTCTTTTTCAACATCTCTAGGTACTTTATTTATATTATCACCATGTAATGTTAACCATGATCTTCCAGCACTACCAGTGTTTACTTGACCATTTATTATTTGTTTGTTTGAAGTACCTTGTTGCGCTGTTCTTGTTGACGATGTATTACTCCAAGAGTTTGCTGTATAATTTGTGTATATATTATAATAATCTTGTTCTGTTTGTTTTACAACTATTCTCCAAGAATACCAACCATTTGGATTACTTACTTGGTTATATGCTTTAGCTGCTTGCACTATATAATCATCTCTAAAAGTTATCTCTAGTGCTTTACCTATAGTTTCTTGATTAGTACTCCAACTGTAATTACCACCAAACTTAGCTTGTTTGTTTTCTATATCAGCTGGCAATGTAAAAGTATCTGACACATCTGCATTATCTGTATTAGTAGATAATATTACAGGTGATTTTCTACCGTATTTATCAGACAAAACAACACCAACCTTGTAAGTTCTTCTTTGTTTTAAATTGTGGTGTTTGTAAACAGTTTTATTATGTTGAAAGTAACCACTGTTTTTGTTATATTCATTTTCACTTTTTATTGTACTACCAATTGTATAATCAATACCTTCTCTATTATTTGTATCTAGCGGTAAATCATAGTTTTCTGTTATATTACCATAAACTAATCTGTTACCTACTATTTCTTGAGCTTTTGCTCTAACAGGTGTTTTATCACTTGTTCTTAATAATTGTTTTTCTGGTAATACTTTATATGGTTTTTCTGATCTATATATATACTCTACGTGTTGTCTCCAGTATACCTTTTTCCAAACTAGTGGTGCACCATCAGCAACACTTATACCTTTATTCATTGATATTTGAACCTTGTTTGATCCGTTTAATGTAATACCAGTTACATATAAATAACCTTCACTACCAACTACAGCTGTTGATGTATTATCGTGGATCCAACCTGTACCTACAAAGTTTATAAACCTTAATTCAGCATTATCAGCTCCAATACTAGTATCATTAGCAACTAAATTACCATTAATATCTTCAAGTGTAATAGAGCTATTTCCTGTGTTTATACTTCTTATTCTTACCTCTTGAGTTGCACCGATACTACCAGATATAACTCTCATACCAGTAGAAAGATCAGATATTGATGGCGAAATATTATCTATAACAAAAGTGTTACCAGCTTGACCAGCACCGTTTACTTTAGCAGATACTATATGATCTACTACTAAATCTAAATTTGATGTAGAGTTAGCGTTATTTAAAGCACCATCAACAGTAACTGTATTGTCATCTATTGATTGATAATATGATCCAAAAACAGCACTAGCGTCATCTAATTGTATTTCATCAATTAACTTAACAGCTAAACCATCTGATTCTTTTAATAATATTTCTACTTTATCTATACTAAAATCATTAGCGTATGTTGAACCTGGATTTACACCACCAGCAAACTCATCTAGTTTTGGTAATGGTATACGCATAGTAATTTTATTATATGCGTTTTGCATTATATCTAATGTTGTTTTTCTAACAACATCAAGTGTGCTTATAGGAACGTCAGGTTCGTTTGCAGTAGAGTTTCTTTGATCTCTTGTGTGTTTTAGTTGACCATCATTTAACGGTTTAAAAACACTTTGTGTAAATGGTGATATAATAGAGTATTGACCATTATCATATTTATATCTATAAGCAAAACGTAAAAAACGTTCTTGCATAAAATCTGAGTCAACATTAGCATCTCTTACCAATGTAGTACCATCAGCATTGTTTCCGTGTGGAACACCTGAATTACTTTGATTTAACAAAGGACACTCATATGGAGCTACTTTAGCAACTGATATTTTATCTTCACAATTATAATAACCAGCACCTGCATAGTTTGGGTGTTGACTATCTGCTTTGTTTATGTCAATATATCTTGGCTGGTTATAATTATCTGTCCAATACAAATAATTATCAATAACGTTTACACCTGTTATTAAAAATTTTTTATTAAAATTTAAAAATAAACCACTTACTAATATTTGAGGCTCTTGATCACCATTTTTCATGATAATAGCCATTTTTTTATTAGTTGCAGCTCTAGGCATTGATATAATATCAGCTTCTGACTCTTCGCTGTAGTCTGTAGTAAACCAAAATATTCTATTATTAGCTACATCTACATAATAACCAATACACTCATCACCAACATTAGCTAAAGCTGTACTATACGCTAATTTATTTCCTAAAACATTTTCAACAGCTCCAACATCATCATCTTCACTATTAGATACTTGAATATTTTGACCTTCCCTGTACTCACCTCTAGGCACAAGTCTCTCGTCAAGGTCTTGGTTCATCTTACCTCTAACAAAAACTTTTTTTATTTCCGGCATTTAATTAGTGTTTTATTTGTTTAGACTTACCTCTCATTACTTGAGTAAGTTCTCCAATTTTTAATTGAGAAAGTCTATGTTTAGCGTTTCTCATAGCAGCTCTTCTTTCTTTTTTGTATCTATTTATAATATACTCAGGGACAAGAGCTCTAGTTGATAGTATATTATATACTAATGATTTATACATACCTTCTTCAGCAAATTTATGTATCTTCATTTCTTTATCAGTGCCTAAACCATCTGATATGTATTTAAGTGTTATTATTTTGTTATTTATATTAGAACTAAAACCAAACTTACCATTTAATTCATCTATAGTAAACGTTCCGTTTTCTTGAGCAACTTCAGGATCTAAACCATATCTTAAACCTGGGTTAGCTATTCTCTCTGAGTGATAATTTTGATTATAAAAATAATCGTCATTATTTACAGTTCCACTTAAATTACTTATAGGAAAATCTTCAAATCTATTTATAGTTACAGAGTCGACTGTTATAGTATCTCCTTCATCAGCAAATATATAATTATAATCACTGTCTTGTAATATAGATTCACTAGGTCTTGATGTAAATCTAGCAGGATAAATTATATGTTCAACACCAGCTGTATCTATCCATGATAATCTAACATAACTTATATAGTCTTGTGGCATTGGAATACTTAAACTTGGTCCAACTTCTATTTCTTGTATTTTTTCTACTCTACCAATATCATAGTTAAACTCTTGTATACATCTTTTAGCATGAAATAATACTTCAGATCTTTTAACGGTATTTATAAGTTTTCCATCACCAACATAAGCTATCATAAAGTTATTTACTAAATCTTTTAAAGATATGTATCTATAATCACCTAATACTTGTGTTAGTAATTTAGCTATTACAATATCAGTTGTTAATAATTCACCAGCATTTGTTAATGTAGTATCTACATTGTTTGCTGTTATTTTAGTAAATGTTATAGTTTCAGCCGATGCATCATATACATAATTATCTCTTGGTTGTTCTTCTCCATTTAATGTTACTATAAAATCAGCTTCTGCCGCTGGAGTATGGGTAAAATCTGTAGGAAACGTATATACAGCTCTAGGTATACTACCATTAGCTGTGCCTTCTGATCCTAACCATTTATGTTGGTTATTATAATATTGAAATGCTGTTGTGCTTCCTAGTAATCCCATATTTATTGTTGTTTAATGTTTGCGTTTGATTGTATTGATTGTGAAGCAAGCTGTGTTATTTCTCTGTCTTTAATTATGACACCTGCAAAAGCTAATATTTGCATTATTAACATAGGCTCTTCTGACGGATGTAATTCAAAATCTGTTGATCCTTGAGTTGTATTTTCAAATATATCATCAGCTGTAACGGTATAAACTATATTAGAGTTACCACTTAAAGTACTACCGCCACCTTCATTAGCTAGTCCTGTAGGAAAAGTTATTGTATCACCAACTGCAAAACCAGTTCCAGGTGTTACAACAACTAATGACGAAGGTAAGTTGTTACTGTTTGCTATAGTTAATCTAAAAGTACCACCTTTAAAATCAAGTAAATAAGTATCATCGTTATAACCACTACCAAGAGTTGTATAACCGGTTGTTGTAGCTAAAGTTTTACCAGTAACTAAACCTGTTGCAGAGTAAACATTTGAATCGTATGTTTGTGTTCCGTAAGTTGCATTTAATGTAAAACCAAATCTAGGATCTACAGGTACTTTAATATAATCTAGTACCGCGTTTGCAATACTTGTTGGTTTAACTTGTATTGATGTTGCGCCTGCAGAAGTTGTTGTTTTGTAATATATCGGATAATCAGTACTTGGAGCTGTTAGTGGAGATGATTGTAGATATGCTAAGTCATGCTTATCAACTAGCTCAAAAGGTAATGTTCTAGTACTATTTGTTAATTCTATTATTTTATAAATGTCACTAGGTAAAGCAACAATACCAGTTGATACTGCTGGGTTACCAGATGTTTGCATAGTTAAATTACTTGTTTTATAAAATACATCAATTTTTTCTTTTATTTTACTTGGCATATCAGCGTAACCTAAGTTGGTTCTACCAACAGTGTCTAAATTAGACATTTTATTATATTCAACAAAAGCAAGATCTAATAAGTTTAATTGAGCTTGCACAGCTATTTTATTGAACTCATCTGGAGTCATAAAACCTCTTTGTTCTTTGTTTAATATTGATAAAACAGATTTATATACTTTATTTACGTTTATTGCCATAATTTCTTTTTTTATAGTAGTGGTCACCTATAGAGATGACCACTCTATAAATGATTATTATTTTAATTGTTTTTCAACAGACTTGTATACATCAATACCATCATCTGTTTTAAACCAAGCCGCTAATGCTGAGTATGGGTTTTCATCAAAAGGTACTTCAATTAATTTTCTACCAGTTGAAGTCCATTTAAATGTTCTTTGATCTTCTGATAAAGTTATAATATTAGCTTCTACAGCTTTTATACCTTTGTTTCTAACCTCTAAATTATCGTCATTCGCAAGTTCTAAGAACAATTGTGGGTTTTGCTTAGCAAAGATATATAAATCTCGTTTAAGCTCCTTAGATTTCATCTCTGATACCTTATTTCCTAACTCTGTTCTTAATACTGCTTCTGCTTGTTCGACTTCCATAGACATAGCTGCTTGTAAAGCATCCATTTCTACCTCAAACATATCTAACTCGCTTTCAGCTTGTTTTTCATTATCAACCTCAAAATAAAGTTTGTTTAAATCAGGGTGATATATTGATAATAATTTTTGTAATGTAGTTTTGTTTTTTGGCACAACTAATGTACCATCTCTAAAAACTATTTGACCTAATCTTTGTGGTCCCATCATATCTTCAACAAATACTGTTTTTTGATTTTCACAGTATTTCATTTCTCTCTCATATCCTTTTTCTTCGTCGAAGTAATATATGTTTCTAGCTTTTAATATTCTTACAACAGGTTTTCTTTTACTTAATAGTCTATAAATCCTGTCTTTTAACTCCCATTTAGGTGCTTTTACCTCAACGGGTTTTTTGTTTTTCTTTTTTTCCATGATATAATATAATTAAAAAGTTTATAAAAATAAAAGGGCTAGGCGCCGAAGCGCCTAACTCTTTTAAAAAATGTATTATCTCATAATACAGAAGTTGTTAGCAGCTTGTACTACTAAACATCTTTCTGATAGATAATGAACTTCCATGATGTCAGTACCAGAAGTAGCAGCTCCAACAGATCCTGTAATCCAAGATTTCATTTTTCTGTCATCAGCTTCGCTAGCTCTATATCTAACATGTAAGAAAGGTCTATTGATATTCTTACCAAGTCCTTGATCGTAAACTGTGCTTGTTCCAGCAGGAATAAGTACACCTTCTACTTTACCAACAGTAGCACCATTGTTAATTAATCCTCTAGCAGACTTGTTGTTAAGATATTTCCAGTCAGATTTGTAGAAGTCATAAGAACCTCTTCTAAATCCGTTGAAACCTAAGTTTAACGCCATATCTTCAGAGTTATTAAATACACCATAGTTAGTACCTTGTGCGTGGTAATTGTTTTGACCAGCTAACATATTATCAAAAGCTAAGTTTGCAGATCTATCTAAGAAAAGCATGTTTTCTTCAATAGCACCTTGCTTATCAAGCTCTTTTAATAGGTTATCAAAGTCACCAAGGTCAGTAGTACCATCAAACATACCAGAATCAGTTACAATTCCTCTATCTTCGATAGCTTCGAAAAGACCTTCAGTACCAGTACCAGTAGCATCAGAAACAGAACCTGAAGTAGATTTTGTTACACCTTCAATTACTGACATTTCTAGGTAGTCCTCGAATCTTTTTCTTGTATCACCTGCAGCTTTTAAATACCATAGGTAACCGTTTTGTCCGTCTTCTCCAGAAATTTCAACCCAACCGATTTGAGAAACATCAGATCCATTGACCTCATATTTATCTTTAATGATGATTGGCTTGTTGCTGAAAGATTTGAACTCTGGCTCAACAGCTAAATCCATAGCGGCAGAACCTTTAGCAAAATCAGAACCAGTAACGAAAAGTCTAACTACAGCAGCACCAGCTGTTGCGATAGAAGCATGATCGTCTAAGTTTTGATATTCGTAAGGTTTAATTGTTGCAGTACCTGCACCAGCAGTGTGGTTAGATGCAGCAATAACCTGACATGGTATTACAACAACGTCAGACCCAGTAGTTACCTGAGCTAAAACGTTTTGTCCTACTCTTAGTATGTGTGAAATTGCAGAGCCTCCTTCATTATCAATATCTCTGAAAGAACCAGCTGTAATTATACCAGTAGCAGTTGCTACAGTAGCTTTATAAGCTACGTGTAATCTACCTTGCTCAGACCAAACAACTTGGTCAGCTTGCATAGGCATTTCAGCACCTACCATTCTCAAAAAGCTACCGATAGTTCTGTCGCCATATCTTTCGATTTCTGCTTCGTATAATTCTGGTAAGTATTGCTGAGCCCAACCTTGATTAGCAGTACTAGCTAAATCTAAATAAGATCCAGCAGTTACTTGCTTTACAACATTAGGACTTACTAATCCGCTCGTACCGAGCGTAAAATTTGCATTACTCATAATTGTAAGTTTAAAATGTTAATTAATAATTTTTAAGTTTAAATTTAAGCTTAGAACTATCGTCACCGCTAACTAATCTTACATTTGATTTAGGTTTAACACTACCAGTATCAGTCTTTCTGTCCATATTAATATTTTTGGCTTCAGAAGTCATGTTTTTAATAGCATCAGCTTTACCTTGTTCATAAAAGTGATTAGCTATAGCGTCAGCGTTTGATGCAGCGAAAATTGATTTGTGATAACCTGTCGGATCTTTTATGAAATTATTTTCACCCATAAAAGGTCTAAATAAATTCATAACCTCCATTTGGTTTTCTTTTACGCTTTGCGCATCCTTAACGTTGTAACGATATTTTTTGTCCCCAACTTGAAAGTCAAAACCTTTGAAATTCTCATTAAAAACTTTATCAGTTTCGTTGTTAAAATGTCGCCTTTGATTTTCGGCTAGTTCATTAGCTTGTCCTTGCTCTTTATTATAACGGTTAAAAAAGTCTACAGCTTTTTGTTGCTCCTTAGTTAATCTTGAACCTAACTTAAGTTCTTCGAAGTATGTATTCTTAGTAGTTTCCAAAGCGTTTCGAGCTTCTGCAACAGCTTCTTTATAAGCAAGCTTTTTACGTTTAATGTCCCTTGGATCATCTGCATCTTCGTCGAAATTAAATCTATCTTCAATAAGAAAGTCAATTTCTTCTCCGCTTAAATGACCTTTGGTTTGTTGATAATAACTTTTTAATAAATCACTATCTTCAAGTTTAGAATAATCCGTATTGAGTTTAACGTAATCATCAATCGTTCCACCAGTCTCGTTCATAAACTTCACGAGTTTTTCAACATTTTCTGGTAGTTCCATCTCTGGAGTTTTTTCTTTTGTATTTTCTACAACGGGTTCTTTCACCTCTTGTTTAACAGGTTCTTCAGAATCCGTGTCAGTAACTTCTTCAAGAACAGGTGAGTCTACTTCTTCTTTTTCTTCGACTTGCTCTTCTTCTTCATTACTTTTTTTGTCATCTTTGATTTTTTCCCGTAAGGCATCGTTTTCAGTTTTATTAGTTGAACTTTGTTTTAAATCAACCTTATAAGAACCATCTTCTTGCAAAGCTGACTCTTTCTTAGGTTTTTCTTCTTTAGTTTCTTTAGCTGGTGCTTTCATATCACCACCTTCAGACAACACTTCTTCGGTATTTTCTACCTCTTGTTTTTTATTATCTTCCATAATATAATATAATTAAATAGTTAAAAATTATCTTGGCTCAAATTGCTCAAGACCAAAACCATCTAAGTTATCAAACCCTGAGGATTCAAAACTTTTAGATGGTAAATCTTTTTTTCTTTGTTCGATCAACTCAGACTGTTGACTAGCTTGTATTCTAGTTCTTTCATCTTTACGATCTTCTTTATTATTCTCTTTATCTTTAATCACTTGTAATTCTTTGTCTTTAATACGCATGTTCAACATAAATTCTTTTTCCATCAACTCAAACTTAATTTGAGCTTCTCTTTCCATCTTTTCTATATCAAAACCTTTTTGAGCTTCTGATATTTTAATTTTAGTTTGCGCTAAAGCTTGTTCTTTTTGCATTTCAGCTTGAGCAGCTGCTTGAGCTGCTTCTGCGTTAGATCTTGATTGAGCTTGTATATTTTGCATTTGTGTTTGTCTATCAAGTTCTTGTTTTTTACGTCTACGTAATTTTAAAAGTTGATTAGCAAGTTTTAAATTTCTTATTTCACGTATATCAATAGCATCATCAAGATTTATTAATTCTTTTTGTAATGCCATTTGTATATTATTTTCTAATATTTGTTTTTCTTCTTCATCTGGTGCTAGCTCAATAAATATACCAAAATCATGTAAATGTAATTCTTTTATTTCATCTAACGTTGCAACATTAAATCTACCTAAAGAATTAACAAATTGATTTTTAGTATTAGAATATTCTAAAACATCAGATATTCTAAGCGATATACACTCTGCAGTTTTTAATGTTAAAAACAAACCACCTTGTAATATATGTCTTGTAGCTGTATTACTATTTGCTGCAGCTAGTTTTTGTACACCAACTAAAGCGTTTTTATCTATTGAGCCACCATCTCTAGCTTCGTTTAATCC